AAGGATGAAACCTATACCGAATATAAACATGGCAGAGGGATTTGGTCCCGATCAGATGTTTTCAAAGTTCTCTTTGGACCTTTAGTTGCTAAAATAGAGGAAACACTGTATCAACATCCTGCCTTTATAAAGCATATTCCTGTGAAAGATCGCCCTGCCTATATAGAGAACTTGTTTGCATTCCAAAGTGATCACATTGCTGGTACTGATTTCACTTCGTTCGAGGCATCATTTACCGAACAGGTGATGAAAAGTGTTGACCAGAAGTTTTTTCAATTCTTCACGCAAAATTTACACGACCCTTACATTGAGTTTCTTTACAGAGTTCCTGCTCTGCTCAATGAATGTATCTTTAAACTCTTCACGGTGTGGATTAAAGCGCGTAGAATGTCTGGTGAAATGAACACATCTAGCAATAATGGATTTGCAAATTGGGCCCTCTTTTCTTTCTTCCATTGGTTAATCACTGGGGAGTGGAACTGTCCTATAGTGGTTGAGGGAGATGATGGGTTGATGAAGGGTGACTGGATTGTATTTTTACAAACATCGTGGTTCAAGATGCTTGGTTTTGACATAAAGCTTGATACATACAATTCAGTTTCTGATGCTTCTTTCTGCGGTATACTCTATGACCCCGAAGATTTGATTAATGTTACTGATCCTCATGAAGTCTTGGCTTCCTTCGGTTGGTGTTCTAGAAAGTATGCTGGTGCTAGAAAAGGTAGATTTTTAGCCTTATTACGATGCAAGAGTTTGTCTTATTTGCATCAATATCCGGGTTGTCCTATAATTCAGGCGTTAGCATTGTATGGTCTTAGAATTACTAGATCATATGATGTCAGAGGATTCCTGAAAAAGGATCGTGCAATGTCGCTCTGGGAAAGAGAGCAAATCATGCAGGCGTTGAACGATCACCCGGTAGCCAAGCCAGTGGGTTTTTCTACAAGGTTATTGATTGAACGTAGGTATAAGATGTCGGTCGAAGATCAATACGCATTAGAGGAATATCTTGATAGTCTGATAACTATACAGGAACTCAATGTGTATCTTCCTTCTTGGCCTGTCTCTTGGATACACTACTTTAATAACTATTGCGTACGGTGTGACGCTAAACAACCACTGTTCATGTATGAAGATTTGCAAAAGTACAATGAAACTCTACAGCTACCAATTTATGAT